GCAGCAACCCTTCCGGCAGCAAGCCGGCCATACGCACCTGTACCGCGCGCTGCGGCCCTGTTGCAACCTGAAGGTGTGTCACCCCGTCAGGCCCGTCCCACAGACGGAAGTTTTTGGCATCAAGGAGGAGTCGCGCGGATGAGCTGTTGGGCGGTTCCACTGGGGGAGAACTGACAAGCAGGTCCAGAAGACGGCCCGCCAGTTCCGGCGAGATCAGGAACGGGTGCAGGCGCCCGAGTTTGTCCTTGAACACCAACTCCGCGCCGTCGTCACCTAGTTTCACGCCAAGGTCGACCGCTTCCAATCGTTTGCTCATTCCCCGCCTCTCGTCCTGCACCCGCGCATGTCGCGCCTGGTCTTTTCCTTGTGGGCCTCGACCGTCAGCCACTGAAGATTTTCCGGGGTGTCGCCGCCGCCGCACTTCAGCGCCTGGATGTGGTCAACCTGCCAGCCCGGGCACGACCCCCTCGGCTGGCCGGTGACAGGGCAGGGGTGCTGCTTCTTGAAGGCGTAGACAGCGGCACGGGAGCGCTCGACTGGCTCAGCTAGTAGGGGCATCCACCCCACAGAAGTGGACGCAATAGCCACCAGTACACGGGCCAGATGGTGGCCTCGGCCACGTTGATTGGCAGGACGAAAATCCAGTTCCACCATGTGTACGGATAGCAGTCCAGGAACGTCAGCTTGATGAGGGTGACTAGGTAGCCAACTGCATAGCCCCAAACGAGCAGGTGCCCAATCACGTATCTTCCCCGAAGACCCGCTTCATGGTCCCGTACCAGAGCGCTCCGGCCATCTGTCCCGCGAACCCAGGGTTGCGATGCGCCTCGCCGCAGGCGCTGTAGAAATACTGCCGATCCTCTTCCATCACGCCGTACACCAAACCGATTATTTCCCCCGCCTCGGCGCGCTTCAGCAGCGTTCGCAGACACGTCACCGTGTCGTGGGACACGCGCCGCGTTCGCAGTGACACCAGCTCGAAAGGGCGGGCGCGGCTCACGACGACCCCTTCTTGCTGCTGCGTGCGGACCGGGTTGGAGCGACCTCGGCCGCTGGCCCCAGGTGCCCCATGCGGCGCTCCCTCGGGGGAGCCGAGTTGACTGCTGATACCGATTGCCTCGGTCCTTTCCATGTTCGTATCTCCACCTTGATTCCGGGGGACTCTGCGGCCGACAGTAGCCGCATCAGAAGAGGCGCCTCGGGGTTGGAAGAATCGAACGAAATGACCGCTTTGTAAGTAGTGGTTTCCGATGTGTATTTGCTGGCCGCTAGCTCACTCTCTGAGCCAGCGGCATCCTCGCGCGGTCCTTTCCCCTGCGCCCACCACTCGTGCCGCCACCCAGTCAATTTGACGAGGCCAATGACGGATTCGGCCTTGAGGTTCTGCGTAGTCGTCAGCCACTGGGATACGGCGCCAGAGGAAACGCCAGCCGCTGCCGCGAGTTGCGAGTTTGTGAAGCCGGCCTCTAGGGCCTGCTGGGTGCGCTGCTTGAGCGTGATCATTTTCAACATTTGAGCAGGCTTAACGCTTAGTGCGCTTGCGGCCTGTCGTCTTAGTGGGCTAAGATGCGCCGCATGAAGAAGTCCGAAGCCATCGATCTGCTCGGCGGCACCACTTCTGCGGCGGCAAAGGCAATCGGCATCTCGCCGTCCGCTGTTTCGCAGTGGCCCGACGACGAAGACCTCTCCGACGCCATCCGCGATCGTGTTCAGGCTGCGCTCTGGCGGCGCCAGCACGACCGGCGCGACGCCCGCGAAGAAGCCAAGGCCGTCTGAGCCATGGAAACCCCCCTCGTGCCCTGCACGGGCCAACCCGCCCCCGACACCCGCGAGCACTGGCCCTGCGCTGACTGCAAGCGCCTGGCGCCCATTGGCGTGGTTCCTGTGATGCCCATTGCCCCCGCGGTTCAGTTCGCGGACGGGATGGCGTTCTGCAACAACAAGCAGGAGTGATCCATGGACTGGCTGCTGATTGCACTCCAGGTGTTCGCCGCTGTGGTGGTTGTCGCGCTGATCGGCGGCGTGGCTGCGGTGTGGTTCCTGGCTCGCATGGGCGAGTCGGACGAGGACTGAGCCGTGCATCACAGCACCCGTCCTGCCGCAAGCATCGCCACGAGCCGGGCGATCAGCTCGCGCAGCTTCGCCAGTTCCTCGGCTTCCAGTTTCGTCACGTCGTCCTCCGTCAGTTGTGTGGTGCGCCTGGTTCGTGAGACCAGCGCGGTTCTCTCCTCCCGCCGCGCGGGTGGATCGGGCCGGGTGCACCACACAGCCTGATCTGGACGTTTCATCAACCGCAAGTGGGAGGAGAACCATGAGCACAAGTCTCTGCGCAGGGCAGTGGAAACCGGCGGATACCGCAGGAAACCGTGTGGTGTCGCAACGCGATTTCGGGGGGGTGGCCATCGTCACGCTGCACCTGCTCGAACCGCACCTGATTGCCCGCGCGTCGTTCGCTGGATGCCTGAACGAGTGCATTCGGCATGACGGCCGGGAGCACCAGGAGATCGCCGCAGCGATCCACATCAGCAAGGGCTACCTGTCCAAGCTGCTGGCCTCGGTGTGGTGGGCGCAGATCAAGCGTCTGATCCGCTTCTGCAAGGAAACGAGGTGCCTCGCGCCGGTGCAGAAGATCGCCGATGAACTGGGCTTCGAGCTGCGGCCGAAGAAGACGGAACTTGAGATGGAGCTTGAGCTTGCGCGCGCTCGCGTGGCCGAGCTTGAGGGGAGGGCGGCATGAAGACCTCAGTCCACTGGACGCCTGACGAGGTGCAGTTCATCCGCGCGAACTACGCCAACATGCCGAACGCCGTCATTGCCAGCAAGCTGGGCCGGACGCAGCCTGGCGTTCTCCGCAAGGCGTTCAACCTCGGGTTGAAGAAGTCGGCCGACTTCATGAAGGCGAACAACCGCGGCGTGTTCAAGCCTGGCCACGAGACATGGAACAAGGGCATGGCCTACCACGCGGGCGGCCGGAGCCAGACAAGTCAATTCAAGCCGGGGCAGATCAACGGCCGGGCCGCAACGCTGGTGAAGCCGGTCGGCTCTTACACGATCAATCGTGATGGATGCCTTGAGCAGAAGGTGAGCGGTGCCAGTGGTTCGCGTCATCTGCGCTGGCGCCCCGTTCACCGCTTGGTGTGGGAGCGCGAGAACGGCCCCGTGCCTGCCGGCCATGCCGTGACGTTCAAGCCCGGCCGCCACACAACCGACCCCGAGCGCATCACCCTCGATGCGCTGGAACTCGTCACCCGTGCTGAGTTGATGCGCAGAAACACCGTGCATCGCTACGGCCCTGAAGTCGCGCGCATCGCGCAACTGCGCGGCGCCATCAACCGCCAGATCAATCAACGGATCAAGCCATGAGCACCAAGACACTCGACGACCTGCGCGCGACGCTGTTCGCCACCCTCGACGGCGTGAAGGCCGGCACCCTCGATCTGGACAAGGCACGCGCCGTGAACGAGGTTGCAAAGACCATCGTCGACACCGCCAAGGTGGAAGTTGATTACCTGCGCACGACGGGCGGCGGTGAGAGCGCCTTCCTCTCGACCGCCATCGGAAACGACAACCTGCCGGCCGGCATCACCGGGATCGTGCGCCACCGCCTGGCCGGCTGATCGCCTAACCCACAGGAGCCACCCGATGAAGACCCAAGCCCAGCACATCGTCTGCGAGTTGCGCCGAGGCTGGCGCACCTATGGCGACCTCCAGGCCCTGCGCCTGAGCCAGTGCCCCTGGAAGCGCATCAGCGAGGCGGCACACCGGTTCCTGGCCCCTGGCGAGCGGATCGTGCGCAAGGAAGGCAAGGACGGCCTGTTGCGGCTGCGGGTTGTGCGGGGCTGAGACCGGGCTATGGCTGGTGACTGGATCAAGATGCGCGGCAACCTGTGGGATGACCCACGGGTGGGGCGCATCAGCGATCTAACCGGGGCTGGCGAGGCTCAGGTGATCGGCGCGCTCTACTGGCTGTGGTCCTCCGCCGACCAGCACACAGAGAACGGCTTCATGCCCGGCCTGTCGCTGCGGCAGATCGATCGCAAGACCGGCACGCCGGGGCTCGGCGCTGCCCTGGTTGAAATCGGCTGGGTGGAGGATGGGGCTGATGGCGTGACCATCCTCAACTTCTCAGAGCACAACGGCACGTCCGCGAAGCGTCGCTGCACTGATGCCCAGCGCAAAGCCAATGAAAGAGCCGGTGTCCGTGAAGTGTCCGCATCAGATGCGGACAAAAACGGGAAAGTGGCGGACAAATCTGGACAGAACTCGGAGCTAGAGAAAGAGAAGAGAAGAGAAGAAGACACCTCTACCTCACTACGTTCGGTAGAGGGCGCGAAGCGCGCCACTCGCCAGTGTCCGAAGGCCTTCCAACTCACCGAGGAGTTGACCAAGTGGGCCAGGGAGAAATTCCCTGCTGTGGATGCTGTTGGCGAGTTCGAGAAGTTCCGCGACCACACCTTCAAGACGCCGATCACCGACTGGGCCGGGGCGTTCCGCAACTGGATACGCAAGGCCCCGGAAATGACGCGCTACGGCGCGAGTCCGGCGCCAGCGGCCAATGGCGTGGCCGGTTTGGTTGAGGCTCAGCGCTGGATGGCTGAACAAGACCGTGTGCAGTCAACACCAGAGGCCCGGCAGGCTGGGGCGGCTGCGCTCCGAGCCATTCGAGGAGCGAAAGCATGACCAAGCCCGAAGCACACCGCCTGCTGGATGCCGCCCAACGCGGCGAGCCGGTGACGCAGCTGCAGATCATCGAGGCCCTGCGGGCGACTGGCGACATGGCGCCAATGCGCCTGTGCGGCCGATCAGAAGACGCTGGGCACGCGGTGCCTGAGATGGAGTCAGCATGAGCGACCTCCCCAAAGCCCGCCGCACTGACGGCGCCGCGTACACCCCAGTGAACCCGCAGTACATCGGCAACGGGTTCATGCGCAGCTGCGCCAAGTGTGGCAAGCACAAGGCGCAGAAGGAGGGCTGGAAGAAGAAGCCCATCGGCATGTGCTGCCCGGAGTGCGTGAAGTGATCGCCTGCCGCAAGTGCGCTGGAAAGCTGAAGTGCATTTCCACCCGGGCGACCCTGGCCGGCGTCACCCGCCGCTACCAATGCCACACATGCGCATTGAGGCTGTCGACCCGGGAGCAGATCGTGGCGCCGCGAGTGGCTCGCTGGAGCCAGAACGAAGGCAAGGGCGTTCCTGCCTAACCAACCGAAAGGAGACTGAGATGTACCCCAGATCCGACCTCCCCGGCATTGCCAGCTACCAGCAGTGGAAAGCCGCTCAGCCGGCGCCAGCACCGAAGCCGCAGCCCGAACCCAAGCGCTGCGATGGCCTGCTGACCCAGGCGCCCATGTCCGGGCGGGTGGGTGGGAAGTGGGGGATTGGGGCGTGAAGATCACGAAGAGGAAGGCGGCACTCTGCTTTGCAAAACTGCGCCGGGAGTTCCCGTATCGCACGTTTTGGGGTAGGCGCCGGGTGTTCCCAAAGCGAATGATCGCGTCGCACGCGGTGGCCGACTGATGCGCCGCGCCGTACGCACATGCTGACCCTCACCATGCCCTGGCCCTACATGAAGCCGCTCAGCCCCAACTGGCGCGGCCACTGGGCAGCCAAGGCCAAGGCAAAGCGCCAGCTCCGGGAGGCATGGTTCTACCAAGCGCTAGAGCAGGGCGCGCAGAAGATCAAGGCCGACCGGCTGACCGTGAGTCTGGAATTCCATATGCCAGACAAGCGCGCTCGTGACCTGGACAACATGCTGGCCTGCTGCAAAGCCGGGCTCGATGGGTTGGCTGATGCGCTGGGTGTGGACGACAGCAAGTGGAGCTTGGCGATCAGCAAGGCTGACACGACGGGCGGGTTTGTTCGGGTGACTGTGGAGGATGCGACGTGAGCATTCCAGCCTTCAACATCATCGCCAAGCCAGCCGCAGACCGCTGCAACCTGCGGTGCTCGTATTGCTTCTACCTCGGCAAGACAGCACCAGGAACCATGCGGATGAGCGAAGCCACGCTGGCCCGCTACATCCAGCAGATGGGCGAGTCCCAGCAGGGCGCCATCACCTTCGGCTGGCAAGGGGGCGAACCGACATTGTTAGGCCTGGACTGGTTCCGCCGTGCCGTCAAGTTGCAGCGACAGCTTTTACCTGGACGCGAGGTACGCAACGCCCTGCAAACAAACGGCACGCTCCTGACCGACGAATGGGGGGCATTCCTCGCCGCTGAGGGCTTCCTGGTCGGAATCAGCATCGACGGCCCGCAGGATCTGCACGACGCCCAAAGGATCGACGCCAGAGGCGGCCCGAGTTGGGCGGATGTGATGCGCGGGCTGGCGGTCCTCCAGCGCCACCGCGTGGCCTTCAACACCCTGACCTGTGCGGGCCGGTTGTCAGAAGGCCGCGGGCTGGAGGTGTACGAATACCTCAAGGGCATCGGCTCGACCTATCACCAGTACATCCCCCTTGTCCACGCCACCGAGCCCTGGAGCGTCACCGCCGAAGGCTGGGGGCAGTTCATGGTCAGCATCTTCGACCATTGGGCGCGCAACGACATCGGCACCATCAGCGTCCAGTGGTTCGATGACGCCCTGAACCGATGGACGGGCAAGGGGAGCGCCTGCGTTCACTCCGAAACCTGCGGCACCGGCTTGGCGCTGGAGCATGACGGCAGCGTCTACGCCTGCGATCACTTCGTCAGGCCTGAGTGGCTGATCGGCAACTTGCAGACCCAGCCCCTTGCCGAAATCGCCAGCGCCGAGAAACAACGCCAGTTCGGCCAAGCAAAGCGCGACGGCCTACACCCCGGCTGCCTGACCTGCCCGGTGCTTGCAGGCTGCAATGGCGGGTGCCCCAAGGACCGCGACGAGCACGGCCTGAACCGCCTGTGTGCCGGCTACAAGCACTACTTCAGCCACATCGCCCCATACCTGGCCGTCATCGCCCAAGCGATGCGCCAAGGCAAGCCAGCAGCCGCCGCCATGGAGACGTTCCGCAAATGACGCTTGCCGAGATAAAACTCATTCGCGACACCGGCCTATTCAACGTGCCGGAAACCCTGCGCAACATCGCCGACAAGATCGAGGCCGGCAACTTCGGCGAGGTGAGCAATTGCGCCGTTGTATTGGATGCGGGCAGCGTGGAAACGTTTTACATGGGGCCGGGCGAGGTATGGCCGTCGCTTCACTACCTGTTGACTGTAGGGGCGGCGAAACTCGTTCACGACAAACTCAGCGAAACCGCTTGACGGTAGAATTCGAATATGGCAGCCGCAGTTTCTGAAACTCCAAAAAAACGCCGCGTTGGCGACGGCACGCCGGGGCCTGGACGACCGAAGGGGTCGAAGGACAAACTGCCGCAAGAACTGAAGGCGATGATCCTTCAGGCGCTCGACAAGTCGGGCGGGGTGGATTACCTCGTGAGCCGGGCGAAGGACCCGCGGACAGCTTCGGCATTCCTGACGCTGATCGGCAAGGTGCTGCCCATGCAGGTGACCGGCCCTGGCGGCGGCCCTGTCCAAATCGCCCGCATCGAACTCGTTCCGATGACGGATGACAGTCGCAAGGGTTGAACTGCCGGCCAAGCTGATCCCCGTATTCGAGGGGGAGGCGGACGTAAGAGGCGCCTACGGCGGCCGGGGGTCGGCCAAGACCCGCAGTTTCGCCAAGATGGCCGCTGTGCGCGGCATGGTCTACGGCGCCGCCGGGGTAAAGGGCCAGATCCTGTGCGCCCGGCAGTTCATGAACTCGCTGGATGATTCCTCGCTGGAGGAATGTAAGCGGGCAATCGAAGAGGAGCCGTTCCTGGCGGCTTATTACGACGTAGGCGAGAAGTACATCAAGAGCCGCGACGGGAACATCTGGTTCTCGTTCTCCGGGCTTGACCGGAACATCGCCAGCATCAAGTCGAAGGGCCGCATTCTCGTCTGCTGGGTGGATGAGGCCGAACCGGTCACAGACAAAGCCTGGACGACGCTGATCCCGACGCTGCGGGAGGAAGGGCAGGGCTGGAACGCTGAGTTGTGGGTGACGTGGAACCCGAAGCGCAAGACTGCCGCGGTCGAGAAGCGCTTCCGCAACTCCACTGACCCGCGCGTCAAGATCGTCAAGTTGAACTGGCGTGACAACCCCAAGTTCCCGGCTATGCTGGAGCGCGCCCGCCAACGGGACATGAAGGAGCGGCCAGACCAGTACCCGCATATCTGGGAGGGGGACTACGTTTCGGTTGTCGAGGGGGCGTACTACGCCGCCAGCCTCGTCCAGGCCAGGGCGGAAGGACGCATTACCCGGGTCACCGCCGACCCGCTGCTGAGTCTGCGTGTTTTCTGCGACATAGGCGGCACCGGCGCCCGGGCGGACGCCTTCACCATGTGGGTGGCCCAGTTCATCGGCCGGGAAATCCGGGTGGTGAACTACTACGAGGCTGTCGGCCAACCGATCGCGGCGCATCTGGCCTGGCTTCGCAAGAATGGGTATAGCGAATCCAGGGCGGGGATTTGGCTGCCGCACGACGGCGCCACCCAGGACCGGGTTCACGATGCTTCATACGAGGGCGCATTCAAAGCCGCCGGGTATGAGGTTGAGGTGATTGCCAACCAGGGCAAAGGGGCTGCGGCGGCGCGAATTGAGGCGGCCAGGCGGGTATTCCCGCAAATCTGGTTCAACGAGGAAACTACCGGGGCTGGTATTGACGCCCTCGGGTGGTATCATGAAAAGAAGGACGAGAATCGTGGTATAGGGCTTGGCCCTGAGCATGATTGGTCCAGCCACGGCGCCGATTCTTTTGGTTTGATGTGCGTGGCATATGAGGCGCCGAAACCCAAAGACGCCCCGTTGAAAATCAACAGGAGATTCGTCCGGTGACGCTTGAAGACCAGATTCAAGAGCTTTTGGCGAAGGCTGAGCCGTTGCGCGCGCTGGACGACGACGATCCGCGCAAAGAGGCGCTGGGCGGGCTGGTGGACCGGATCAACGGGCTGCGGGCCGAGCAGGCAGTCGAGGTGATGCGAGAGGGCGTGGTGATTCCGGCCGGGCTGGCGGGGGTCAATGAGGCCATCGTGGTCACCATCGAGCCGCCGAA